TCTTTACGAGCAGAAGCAACGGAAATGACAGCATTTGCAGCAGTATACGAAACAATAGATGTATCCGAGGAAGAAGGACCAATCAGAATGTTAACATCCAACGTGTCGGAATCTCCGAAAGCAGTGGTGTATACCGACTGAATGTTAGCAGTTGTGGGAGCTGTACCATCGGATCCGCCAGTCAAACTAAAGTTGTAGTCATCGGCCGGAGAGTCGGTATTGGTAGCACTGATAATGTCGGCAGTAGGCCAAACCCAAGCAGAAGAAGTTTCAAGAACATCAACGTAGTATTTCGAAGTTCCATCATCTCTCTTGCCAGCAGTAACACTGAGATCCTTGAAAACCTCAAGAACCGTGTTCGCTGTTCCAGTGATATCTCCATCTTCGTCAAGAACAACGATATGAATTTCACCAGCATCAGGAGCGGCGTCAACCGCGGCGATAGCAATCGAATTTGCATTTCCACCAACCGAGGGACTATCTTCGGCGAAGTTGTCGCTTGTGATAACACAAACCTTCAGAGAGTTACCCAGAGCGCCCGGATAACGAGCGACGAAGTAGTTGTCTGCCGGACTCGATGAGAGTGATTGACTCTCGTAGTTATCGGAATTTTTGACCAACCAAGTTCCGCCGTCGGTGCTAGCATTGTTCAAGCTAGTCGAGTTATAGCGATAAACGTTTAGAGCGTTTGCGTATTGTAAAAAAGCTGCGGCTTGAAACCACTGCTCGTAATTATTAGAGTCGGGTTTTCCAAAATTGGAAACCAGTTCGACTTCGGATCCAACACTAACAACTTCTTCAACGGGGCCCCATTTAAATGGACCAACGATTCCGCCAATCGAAGTTGATACTGCCGGGATCACATTTGTCAAGTCAACTTCGTTGACATCGACGCCAGGTGATACTAGAAATCCCATGCGTTATTCCTTTCAGTTATTTTTATTGAATGATAAGTTTTGTACATAATAAGATGTGTCTCAATAATGTTATTTATAAATAGTGTGTTTTAGAGCGACTTCCAAGTTTTCTGAGCCTCAACCATTCTTTCATATTCACTGTTTGCGTAACTTGTTCCATCATCAATGACACCAAAAGGAGGAATATCATCCTCAATATCCTGAATTTTTTGATGGAAAAGAACTTCTTTAAGGTTAACATCACTGATATCACCAAACGCTTCGGATGAAACAAACCAAGCAAATAGAACAAGGTTCATCACAAGATCATCATGATTTCCCTGAGCTGCTTGAAAACTTGAACCCTTTATTTCAAATGAGGCGAGTTCTCGAATTGTATCATCGTCACATATCTTTAACTTACCAAGATCGATCAAATCTTTTAGATTGGAACATCCAATTCTTTTTACTCGTTTAGTCATGGTAACTCCAATGCCGCCTCGCTTCACCGAAGATTCGACAAATGTGTTATCATATTCATATTCATAATAAACAGTATTGCAAACAACTTGACCAGCATCATTACTCTCAATTATGACCATTGCTTCGTTGTACATCTTTGCAATCTTAACAATAATATCCGGAAAAATCAATGGAGATATCATATTGTTACGATAAGTTGCTACCTGTTCAAATTCTCCGTTTGTGATATCAATCACATTGAATGTTGAATAGTCTTGGCCTCTTCCCTTTGAGACATCAACCATCATTAGATAATGGTGACCCTCTCTTGCTCTTCGATAAATTTTTGTATCCTGATAAATCTCTTTTGGACTTTTACTCTTCAGACCAAGAAGCGCATTAACCGATATCAATGTATGGGAGGAACCAATTGCTTCATTTCCATATTCCTGACGAAATTGTTCTTCACTTGTGTTGGCGATGGTTTGTTTTTTCCAATTTTCATCACGACCAGGCACATCCCACCAATCTACTCGAAACGCTTTAAACTCGTTCAAACCTTGTGTAGCACCTTCAAGCAATTTATAGAAAAGTGTGCCAGTTCCGTTCTGTGTTGAAGTGATGATGACCTTACTGTCCTTACCCGATGATACCACCGGATATGTTGAGGTGTAAAACGTATTTGCGTTTTCAACGAAGGCGAATTCATCACAATATAACAGATTAACCGAGAGACCTCGAATTGAACTACCCGAAGTTGCTGCAGCAATAATACGTGAGTTATTGGAAAATTCCAAGGATCCTTTATTTAATGCTTTACATCCAGGCTGTAGAAAGAATGGAAGATTTTCTAACGCCAGAGTGATACGAGCCAACATCTCTCGAGCCGTAGCTCCTTTATTTGCTAGAATAGCAACAGTCTTATCCGCATGAAAAATTACATACCAAAGAATGTAGACGACCGAGCTGATCGATTTACCCGACTGTCTACACGCTAGAACGATATTAAAACGATTCTCATTGAAAAGTTTGAACATCTCTCTTTGATAAGGATAGGGTTTAAAAGGTTGCAACCCTTTGTCCAACGTAATTACTTTGACATAATTTTCAGCAAAGTAAATGGGATCTTCCATGCATTTAATATACTCACTTACCTGCTCCGGAGTATAATTGGATTGGACACCATCATTCTTTACTTGGGAATTGCCCAAATAAGTATCCTTTCGATCAGTCATTATTTACTTATTTCTATTATGATCGCAATTCATCTGTATTGCGATTATTCAAAAACTTTTGTAGTTCATTGGTTGAACCTACAAAGATTGCATTATTTGTGGTGTTGCCTCTTGATTCTTCTTTTGATTGTGTGATATCCTTACGAGTCTTCTGAAGTTTGACAAGATCCTGACTCATTTCAGATGCTTGTTTAATCATATTAGAAAGAACTTCAAACGCTCGAGGATGTTCAGTTTCTCCAGCAAGAGCCATCATGTTCCCAATTGCTTCGGAACTCATATCGATCAGTTCCTTCATCTTCTTTCGAGAATATTCTACGTCATCTTCGGTATCACTATTGATTTGTCTCTGATCAACGTCCTTTATGATCTTTTGAGGCACTAGTGGAGCCGGAAGATTTTTTTCTAGAGCAGCAATAATCTCATCTTTATCACGGGGAGGCATAATCAAAACCAAAGGTTGTAGTTATATCTAATGGACTATCCAAACTATCAAAGGGAGAATCATCATCATTCGCTATAATTCTCACATTCTCTTCTCCGACCGGATTTGCCGTTTTAACCGTTGGACTGTCATCATCACTCAAAAGTCTACTGTAGTAGTAAGTATCAACAATTCGAATGACCTTACCTTCAGTAACCGTACCGGCGAACCGAACTCGCATTTCAAATTCAAGTGTGTAGATGAGAGTTCTTCTTGTTTCAAATGATCCTTCATAGTCATCCGAAAAGGAAACTCCATTCAAAACAATTGGTACATCGGTTGAGGTATCGGGCCCCTCCATGTTTTTAATCGCAACAGTATACTCCGGAGTAAATGTGGGAAGAATTTGTTCAAAGATTTGTAGAGCATCATCCTGATTTGTTGCCAAGATGTTCAATTGAATTCCCAGTTTGTAGGGAACGCTCTGCATTACTGTGTTTTTTCTTACACTGCTTCCCTCAATCGGAAACAACCTCTTGTTCATTCGATTCAACTTTGCAGCAGTGTCATAGGAGATTGAGGTGATCTCAAATGCCATACGAGGCAACTTAATCGCAATACTTCGTTTCTCAGCCTGATCTCTTTCCGAGTTGATTCGAGCAAGAAACTTCTTTTTTGGACCATAGGACAAAGGAACTCTTTCCATGCCGCCGCCCTGTCGAACAATCTTAATGTTATTGAAAATTGTTCCGAAAACCGCCACGGCTTTCTTCATGGTTTTGTTGTAAAAGTATTGTCCGTTGAACATGATGTTTAAGAAGTAATATTAACTTCACCGAAGGGGTTACTCTCCGAAAAATCAATGAAGTCGTTTCCAATAGTTTCAAAGTCTATATTCTGAGCATCAGAATCATTATCATCGATGGTATTAAATCCATCAATTCCCGTAATTACATAAGAGGCACCCGATTCAGCCCCAACCAGATTTCCAATACTTCCAGAAGTGATAGAGAATTGTTGAGTACTTAATTCCGGAGAGTCGAAGGATGTAGTAATGCTTGAAACATCAACATAACCTGTACCATCGCCGGCAACTTCGGCCGTAATGACAGTTTGAGGACTCTTATCTCCAAGACCCTGAGTAACATCTTCGCCAATATTGTAAGTGCCCGATCCGGCACCCAAAGTAAGGCGAGTTCTTGAGGCGAACTGAGTTTCAAACTTATCGATTGCATCAACTCCGGTATCAATCGCTTCATTATTGTACTCAAAGAGTTCACATGTGAGTTTGAATGTAGGAAGATTCTGAAGTTGATAGAATGGAGTTTCATCTTCAACAAAGGTGATTTCAAAGAGTCCGTTTACTGTCGGAAAGTAGATAAGGTCTCCTTCTTTTGGTCTAGCGATATTAATAGGAGAATCAGTACTAAATCTTCCAACCAAATCTTCCCAGCGCCGGGCTGAAAGAATGAGATTCATTTGATCTCTTACCTCAACTCCGAATTTGCTCAAGAGATCACCATCACCCGCAAAACCATCAATGTTTTCGAGATATGCTTCAATCATGTAGGAACTACCAAACTCCGACAAAGCATCCTCATTGAAGATAGCGTTTGTGTTAACTATCTTTCGAGGTATGTAATATACGTCGTGACCGAAAATTTTCAACGACTCTATG